AGCAATTTCTTCTGATATTAAATTTAATTATTCTTCATATGGGGCCACCGCATCTCTTTATCAAAATGTCGCTATATATGAAAGCGCATTTGATGTAACAAAGGCTGCTCAACATTATAGTTTATACACATCAAGGTCAATTGAGGTAACAGACGATTCGTCACTCACCTTGACAGAAGATGGCGTAGAAGTCTATAATAATGACTGGGTTGTGATCCAAAGTATATAATTTTGTCATCTTGTGTGACAAAAAGCTGGACTTAAACAGCAAAGAGTGGTAAAATAAAGCTCTATGGACATCAATAAGATTAATACTCAGGTTCTAGACGAAGAGACTAGGCTTGGCATATATGTATGGGAAATGCCAGACGGTAGATGGGTCGGCGATGATGAGGGAAATTTCCTTTCAGTTACATCAATGAAAGGCAATAAAACCAAAATTGAAGCCCTTGTAAATGAAGTTAGCTCCTATGGAATATATGAGGGGCAACCAAAATTTCTTTCAGGTCGTAGAAAAATTGATGACGAAGAATTTGAGTATCAACAAAAAAGACTTGAGTGGGGACTAATTCCAGATCCTTTAGATGTTGGAAACCATAAAGACGAAATGAAGAAGTTAATTCTTCCAAAATAAGGAGACCGCTATGGAATTTGTACAAGACAGTGATTCAGAATCAACAGACAGAATTGAAATTTCTTCTGCATCTGATCTTTTTAGATTAAAGAAAGATTTAGACATGGATCCATCTGATCCGTTTACGATGCAGGAAGATTCTCTAAAGAAAGTCTCTGGACTAAGCCCAGCTTTTCGTCGTAAAATGGGAAGAGAATTATCTAAAGCATTTACTGGTAGAGAAGAAACTGGAACACAACAGAATTTATTAGCGCAGGCAGTAACAGGTTATGCACTATTTGATCTTATTGAACCACCATATAACCTAGAATATTTATCACGAATTTATGAAATTTCAACTTACAACTATGCAGCAATTAATGCAAAGGTTGCAAACATTGTTGGACTCGGTTACGACTTTACAGAAACAAAAAAGACAAACGACGCATTTGATTCAATTGAAGATCCAAAACAATTAGAGCGGGCACGTAGAAAACTTAATAAGCTAAAGCAAGATTTACAGCTATGGATTGATTCAACAAATGATGAAGATACATTTACACAAACTCTTATCAAGGCATACACAGATTACGAAGCAACTGGAAATGGCTACATTGAAATTAGCCGAACAACTGCAGGTAATATTGGTTACATTGGTCACATACCAGCAAAGACAATGCGTGTGCGTAGATTGCGTGATGGATTTATCCAATTGCTTTATGGCAAGGCTGTTTTCTTCCGTAACTTTGGAGACATGGAAACAGAAAATCCAATTGCTGGACAAGAAGATCGTCCAAATGAAGTTATTCATATAAAAAAATACACACCAACAAATAACTACTACGGTATTCCAGATATTGTTGCCGCACAAAATGCGTTGGCTGGAAATGAATTTGCTGGTAAATATAACCTAGACTATTTTGAAAATAAGGCTGTCCCAAGATATATTATTACAGTAAAGGGAGCAAAGCTTTCTCCAGAATCAGAGCGCAAGCTCCTTGAGTTTTTCCAGGTAGGGCTTAGAGGAAAGAATCACAGATCCCTTTATATCCCGCTTCCAGCAGATTCACCAGACTCAAAGGTTGAATTTAAAATGGAGCCAATTGAGGCGGGTGCCCAAGAATCATCATTTAACGTATATCGTAAAGCAAATAGAGATGAAATTCTATTGGCTCACCGTGTACCAATTAATAAAATTGGAACCCCAGAAGGAGTCAATTTAGCGGTAGCAAGAGATGCTGATAAAACATTTAAAGAGCAGGTTTGCCGTCCATCACAAATGACATTAGAGAAGAAATTAAATAAAATTATTGAAGAAAAGACAGACGCCCTTTCTCTTAAATTTAATGAATTAACTCTCACAGACGAGGATACTCAGTCTAAGATTGATGAGAGATATTTAAGAATGCAGGTAATTACTCCTAATGAAGTTAGAATTAGAAGAGGGATGATACCTTTAGACGGCGGAGATGATATGGTTGAATTAAAGCCACAGCAACAGGCTGAAATCAGAAGCCAAGCAAATAATACTCGTCGACGAGAGCAAGAAAGACAAGCTAATTCTCCAGATATTTCAGGGGAAGGCAGAAATGCTCAAGGCGACGGAAGAACGGCTGAATAAATTTACTCAACCACTATTTGCCTTTTTATCTACAAATAGATAAAATTAAGCATATGAACATTGAAAAATCTAACTGGTCTTCAAATGGAAATAACCTCCATCTTGCAGTCCCATTTACAAAAGTAAATCGTGAGAAGAGAACTGTATCAGGATTTGCAACACTAGACAATATTGATCAAACTGGCGATGTAGTTACAGCAGAGGCCAGCATGAAAGCATTTGAAAGATTCCGTGGGAATCTAAGAGAAATGCATCAGCCACTTGCAGTTGGCAAGGTTGTATCATTTAAGCCAGAGACTTATTATGATCCCGCATCAAAAGAATTTTACAATGGAGTTTATGTAACATCTTACATTTCAAAAGGCGCACAAGATACCTGGGAGAAAGTCCTTGACGGAACACTCGCAGGTTTTTCAATTGGCGGAAAGATTCTAGAATCAGACAATGAAGTTAATAAGGCAAACGGCGAAACAGTTCGTTTTATTAAAGACTATGAACTGGTAGAACTTTCAATTGTTGATTCCCCAGCAAATGAATTGTGCAACATCTTGTCAATCGAGAAGATGAATGGACAAATGATTTTCAAGGGTATGGCCGCAGATGTCGTAACAGAAAATATTTTCTATTGCGAAGAAAGCGATTCAATTTTTGTATCGACAGAAAAAGAATTTGACTCACCAATATCAGGAAATCCTGCAACACTAATTGGTTGGGTTGAATCAAACGATGTTAACAAATCAAAAGAAATAGATAGAATTCTTGGTTTACACAAATCAAGATCCACGTTGCCTGAAATACAAACAATTGCAAAACAGGCAAACGCAGAAGGAGGTAATGAAGTGTCAGAAAATACAGAAACCGCAGTAGTTGAAGAGACTATTGTTGAAGAGACAGCACCTGTTGTTGAAGAAACACCAGCTGCTGAAGAAGCTCCTGCAGAAGATGCAGTAGCAGACGCTTCTGCCGAAACTCTGGAAAAAGCAGCCGACGTATCCGAAGTTGAGGTTGATGAACCTGATTTTGCAAAAATGTTAGGCGATCTAAAAGGCTTTTTCTCAGAAACTCTAAGCAAGGCAACCGATGCAAATGCTGCACAGGTAAAGACTGTTACAGAAACAGTTGAATCTTTCAGCAAAAGTGTTGATTCCAGAATTACAGAGTTGGCAGAACAATACGATACACTTTCAAAGACAGTATCAGATATCAGAAACACGATTGATGGCGTACAAAAGCGTGTCGATGCAGTAGAAGGTGAGACTGCAATTAAGAAGTCCTCAGACCTTGGCGGGTCTCGGGAAGTAAATACAATAAAAAAATCAAAATGGAACGGTTCTTTCCTCGGTTCCGTACAAGAATTAATTAGATAAACAAAGGTAGGTGAAAATATAATGAGTAATGAACTATTAGAAAAGTCAGTAGCAGCTAATACTTCCGTAACAACTTCTATGTCAGGGTCAGCAGTAGCGACAACTGGCGTACACGTTGGTTCTGAAGGCGAAGGCGGACTACTAAATCCAGAGCAATCAGCTCGTTTTCTAGACTATATGTTCGACGCAACCGTAATTGGTAAGGTCGCACGTACAGTCCGCATGAAGTCAGATACAACAGAGATTGACCGTATGTCAGTCGGCGAGAAGCTAATGAAGCTTGCAACCGAAGCAGACGATACAGCAGCAAACTCAGCAGTATCTTTCTCAAAGATTTCTTTGACAACAAAGAAGCTACGTCTAGATTGGGAGCTTTCAACAGAGTCTCTAGAAGACAACATTGAGGGTCCAGACCTAGAAGATCACATTGCCCGCATGATGGCAACACAGGCAGGTAACGATATTGAAGACGTAGTCCTCAATGGAAACGTATCCCTAACAAGCGATGCCCTATACAAGTCATTTGATGGCGTTGTAAAGAAGGCAAAGGCAAACGGTCACGTTGTAGACCACGGTGGAGCAGCAATAACTCGTGCAGCATTTAACTCTGCATTGAAGGAACTTCCACGTAAGTACAAGCAACGTCGTGCAGACCTTCGCTTCCTAGTCGGATCAAACTTGATCCAAGATTTCCTATATGCAAACAGCATTGGTACTAACCAGACAATTCCACAGGATATTGCTTCAAGCATTATCCGTGGTGATGTTCAGCCAGTCTCAGGACCAGCAGGTTACGTAGCCCCTTATGCATTTGGTATTCCAATTGTTGAAGTTCCACTTCTAAATGAAGCACAGGACGGCGACTATTCAGGAGAGACAGGAAACCACGGAGATATCCACTTGACATTCCCAAATAACGTTGTTATTGGAATCAAGCGTGATGTAACCGTTTACCGTTTCTTCTGGCCACGTAAGGACTCAATTGAGTACACAATGTATACTCGTGTTGGCGTCCAGATCGAACAAGCAGATGCTTGGGTTGTAGTGAAGAACGTAAAAATAGCTTCATAATTTAGGATTAAATCCGCAAGAGAGGCCCCCAATTAATTTTGGGGGCTTTTCATTTTAATTTAGTAATGCTATAATTAAAACACCTAGACTAAGGAGATTACATGTCGTTTGACACATTAAAGGTAGCAGAGCTAAAGAAAATTGCAGAGGACTTTGCAGTTGATACAAATAGCCTAAAGAACAAAAATGATATTATTGCCGCCCTATCAGAAGAAGGCGTAACTTGGGCAGTATATCAACAAACAATCAAGAACATTGAAGATGAAACGGAAGAGATTGAAATACTTCCAAGATTTAATCCAAAGCAGGATTTGGCAGAGGATACAGTTTTAGTTAGAATGACACGAGAAAACTTTAGATATGATATTATGGGTTTCACATTTACCAAGCAGCACCCATTTATAGCAATGCACAAAGAAAAGGCACAAGCAATTTTTGATAAAGAGGAGGGGTTCCGCCCAGCGACACCAAAGGAAGTTCAAGACTTCTACAGCTGAGCTTAACCATTAACAATGGCAGAGATATATTTAAATACTAATTCACCACTGAAGCACAAGATATTTTGGCAGGGGGAAATAGTAGATTCAGATTCAGCGCCTACAGTAAAGCTATATGACATTACTGAAGACGTTATGATATCTCCAGCAATCTCTCCAACAACTCTTTTAACAACAATTACATCTACAAAGCTTGAAACTGACTTTGGCAACTATCAGGTTGTTATTCCATTGTCATACACTCAAAGACAAAGAAAGTTTAAGCTTCTTTGGGAGTATCAGGTTGGCGGAAGTGCAGCAACTGGCACTACATATGCAGATGTTATAACTCCATACACTAATATCTATGAAGCCATAGATGAATTAAATATTGGCGTAGACTCAAGCGATCCAAATTATAAAACATATTATCAAATTCAGCAGGCGGAAAAATATGCCCGTAAAGTAATTGAAGATTATACAGGACAAGATTTCTTCTTATATGACGATGTTGAAATTGCATATGGAATGGACTCAGACATATTATCTCTCCCATACAAGATTAATTCTGTACAGAAGCTATATGGGAATGACATTCTTCTAGTAGATAATACAGTGACTCCAATTGTAAATAATTGGCTTTACACTCCACAGGTTAGCGAAAGTGGATTTGGAATTAGAATTGACAGAACAGGATTGATAGACAATACTGTGTATGTTGCAAATGGCATGGTTCCTCCAAGTATTAACGAAACATATAGCGGGCAAGCATTTAACAAACACACAAGATATCGTGTTTTTGGAAGATATGGTTGGTCTGAAGTTCCAGACAATGTTCAAATGGCGGCAAAAGAACTGATGAAGGATTACTTCTCAAAGGACCTTCTATGGAAACAAAAGTATCTTAAGAACATACAAACATTTGACTGGAAGTTTGAGTATACTGGCCAAGCTTATTCTGGTACTGGAAATCAATTTGCAGACCAATTGCTTAACCCTTATATTATTAGTTCCATGGTGCTTATATAAATGAATGGGATCATAGACTCAATTCTGTCTATGAAACTAGATGTCTATAGACAACTAGATACTCAAGATACAGAAACAGGATCCATTGTAAAAGAGTGGAACTATTATAAAACTTTAGACTGCCATGCAAAAGGCGTAGTAAGTAATTCTGCAACAACTAGAAGCAGCGACAAGCAGATATTTGATAATAAATATACTAATGATCAGGTCATACAGGTAAGAACTGCTGAAAGACTAACTCTTAGAGAAAAGGTTACAAATGTTCGTGACTCTGAAAATAACTATATTTGGACCGAACTTAATTTCCCCTCAGACACCCCAACAGTATTTGAAGTAATTGGTACTACTCCTCTTACCGATCCTTTCGGCAGGGTTATGGGGTACAACTCATCAATGAAGAGATCGGAGAACCAGCAAATTGGACTCTAGTACAGCATTGGTTGCCGCAGCAAGCGGATTAGAAAAGTTCTTGGCGGGAACAAAAACAACATCATTAAAGGACTCAACAGTAGCCCAAATATCTGCTACTATCTATTATCAGGCACAAGTCATATCAAAGATTACTTCAAATAAAAATTTCCAGAACAAATTTTCTGCTGTTATATTTAAACAGATCCAAGAAGACTTTGGTGATTATGTTGATGCTAAAGCCCGCACAGCCCCTATATCTTTACACCATGTTTACGAATGGAAAAAGACTGGCAAAAAAGAATCTCGATTATTTGAATTAAAAAAGTTATCACAAGATGGATTGTCATTTAGAATTGGATACGATTTTAAATTGTCTAAGTCGTTGGTTCCAACTAATAAAGGAAAGCACAGACATGTTTTTGCTAACAAGGCTGCCGTGATGGAAGCTGGAATGCCCGTAATAATCTCTCCAAGGTCCGCAGAGCGCTTAGTATTCGAAGTTAATGGTTCTACAGTCTTTATGCCTATAGGTGCCTCAGTTAACGTTAAGAGGCCTGGAGGGGCTAAGGTAAAAAATGCATTTTATATTGCATATAATAGATTCTTTACTGGAGACTTAGTTAATCAATCAATCAAGAAATCGGGATTTCAAAGATTATTTAATAGCTCACTTACCAAAGCAATGAAATTGCCAATGAATATTAAAAGGGTTCAGTATTCATTCTCACCAAATACAGTTAGAA